GGAGTATACCTGCGGCCGTCCTGTGTCCATGAATGACATGCCGCAAGTCATTGTCAATCAGCAAACCGTGGTGCAGCAAAACGAGCCGACAAACTACGAGCAGGTTGTGACGGCATTCAAGGCGATGGTAGCAGCGGGCATCGTGCCTGCCGAGATGTTTCAGCAATACGCAGTGACGCAGGGTAATGGGCATGTGGTTGAGGACGATGACGAATGAGTTGGCAAATATTACAGGCTGATGTCACTAATCCGCTACCGCTCAAGGACAACAGCGTTCAGTGCGTGGTGACGAGCCCGCCGTACTGGGGGCTGAGGGATTACGGTACGGCGTCATGGTCGGGCGGCGATGAAACTCACGCGCACGACCGCGTTGCCCATCGTAATGGGCGCGGTGGATCAGGTGCACCCGGCAAGCAAACTGAGAACGCTTTCCCAAGGGATTTACCAGCGGCTGTTTGTTCATGCGGCGCAACGCGCATCGACCGCCAGTTGGGATTGGAAAAATCGCCTGAAGAATACGTCGAGCGCATGGTGGCGGTATTTCGGGAAGTGAAGCGTGTGCTGCGCGACGATGGTACGGTGTGGTGCAACCTAGGCGATTCAATGGCGACACATCATTTTACCCGACAAGGAAAACCGCGTAATGTCACGCAGCCACATAACGGCTTCGTCGGTACTAAATTAGAAAGCCGCAAATCTCACATTGGCAATACGGTGGTACAGCAATCATTTGAAAATTGGAGCCTCAAGCCCAAGGATCTCGTTGGCATCCCCTGGCGCGTTGCCTTCGCCCTGCAAGCCGATGGATGGTATCTGCGCAGCGATATTATCTGGTCAAAGCCCAATCCCATGCCGGAGAGCGTGACGGACAGGCCCACCAAGGCGCACGAATACATTTTCCTGCTCACTAAAAATGAAAGATATTACTTCGATCAGGATGCGGTACGGGAGCCGCATGCTAGGTTGTGGGACGAAAATAATGGCGGCACGATGGCAAATATAAATCACGCAGAATCAGAAGCCCGCCGAATACATCAAGGTAATAACCATCGTGGTCCTTATCCGTTACCGAATGAAGCAGGCAGAAATATTAGAACCGTCTGGGAAATAGCCACGCAGCCCTATCCCGAAGCGCACTTTGCCACATTTCCCGAGGCCATAGCCGAGCGCTGCATCAAGGCGGGCACGAGCGAGAAGGGCGCGTGTAGCGTGTGCGGTGCGCCGTGGGAGAGGGTGACGGAGCGTCAACAGACAACATATGACGGCCGGCGTTCTACTACGCCGTTTAATCCTAACGGGTCGGCACATGGGAATTATTCAGACATGCAAAGAAATATTGCATATCAATCCACGACCCTCGGCTGGCAGCCCACATGCACGCACGACGCGCCAATAACGCCCTGCATAGTGCTCGACCCATTCTCCGGCGCGGGCACCACGGCGCTAGTAGCGGATAAGCTGGGGCGGTTTGGTATTGGGCTAGAACTTAAAATCGAGTATTGCCAGATGGCTTACAAACGCTGCTATGACGATGCGCCGCTATTAGCATGGGCCGACTGATGACTCTGACCGCTGAGCAAATAAATGGTGGGATTTTAGATGCTGCGATTAAAAACCAGCACATCGCTCCACGAAATACATTGTTTCAGTTTTGGAAGCCGGACGGCGGGCGCGATGGTATTTTCTGGACCGTAACGCAATGTTTCGGCAAAGAGTTAGGACACATGAGAGTGGCTTATAACGGTATGCGTGCATATGAGGCGTGTCGGTGTACGGGTGATTTCAAGGGTGTAGGGTTGATTTTTGGTGAGGTCAATAAAGAGGGCTCGGTTAAGGATGGTAAGATTTTGACGTTATCAGATGACTTGGAAGCGCAGGTATCCTGTCATTTTTGCGAGTCAGGCAAGCATAACATTGCTGATCTATTGCAGTATTTGAGTTGTGCGCATGGGTTTGACCGCTGAGCAAATAGACTGGGCCGCAGTAAGCCGCGACTTTGCTGCACGCTTCAAGAGCGCAGAGGATGCCAAGAAGGCGGTGCTAGAGCCATGGCTGCCGCTCATCCCGCCGACGTGCATATTGACGGCAGATGGCCAACTGAAGCCGCGGTTGAATAAGTACATCAAGATGACGCCGTTTCCTAAGCAGGAAGAGTTTCTAAAGCTCGATTGTAAGGAAGCCTTCTATGGCGGGGCAGGATTCGGGGGCAAAAGCTGGGCGCTGCTCGCGGCTGCGTTACAGTTTGCTGACCAGCCGAATTACAACGCGCTTATCATTCGGCGCACATTCAAGGAGTTAAATAAGCCTGAAGCCATACTGGACCTTGCACATAAGTGGCTGAGCGATACCGACGCCAAGTGGAAAGATGAAAAGAATCGCTATGAGTTTCCCAGTGGTGCCACGGTGACGTTTGGTTTTATGGATACTGATAGAGACAAATATCAGTATACGGGCGTCAACTGGACATACGTAGCGTTTGATGAGGTTACTCAGTTCAAAAAGCAGCAATATGAATTCCCGTTTGGTTGGCTACGTAAAAGCGAAGGCAATCCGCTACCGCTCCGTGTGCGCTCGGCATCAAACCCAATAGGCGAAGGACGGCTGTGGACCAAAGAGCATTTCGTTGATCCGTACCGTCGTGGCGATCCTAACGCGCCAGTATTTATTCCCGCCAGCATCCGCGACAATCCCACCGCTAATGTTGCAGAGTATGAATCCAGCCTGAGCCACCTTGACCCGATACTGCGTGCGCAAGTGATGAATGGCGACTGGGAGGCACAGGCGGCGGGTAAGTTTATGCGCCATTGGTTTAAGATTGCGCAGGTGCTGCCCGTCCAAGGCGTGCGATTCGTACGGTATTGGGATTGTGCCGCAACGGAGCCGAAAGAAGGTAACGACCCTGACTATACCGTGGGTGCGCTTGTGGGCCAGTATGGCAGGGAGTATTTCATAGCCGACATTCAGCGCCAAAGAATCAGCCCGCATAAAGTCGATCAACTCATTATGCAGACGGCGCAGACTGACCGACAGAATTACGGTAATGTGGCTATCCGCATGGAGCAAGAACCGGGTTCGCCTATTTGGGAAGAAGAGGAAGTTTTAATGGCGGACGGCTCAATCAAGCCGTTAAAAGAAATTCGCGTTAATGATTCTATCATTGATGGGTACGGTCAGAGGCGAATTGTCTCCAAAGTGCATGAACAGGGCGAATTAACTGTTGTCACCATTAAGACAGAAAGTGGTCGCTCGGTGACGGCAGCATTGGAGCATCCATTTCTTACGCCAACCGGCTGGATCAAAGCGGGATTGTTAAAAGTCGGACAGAGTCTTGGATTAACGTCACGGCCAGAAATTCAGGGTGTATCATCTCGTATCGCCGAGGAGTTTCGCTTAGCTGGATATTTTGTTGGCGACGGATGCTGCACTTATGTAGCTGACGGCTCATCTATTCACGCGATGATTACCTGCTCAGATATGATTCTTAAAGAAGACATAAATCATTGTGCTGAAGTGCTTGGGTTTAAAACAAGATGGGCTGGCTCACAACATTGGCATTGCAAGTTATCAGGTGGAGTGCGTGATTGGTTGCGCAATGTAGACTTAGCTGGCAAGCGCACAGAAACAAAGGTCGTCCCGCAATGGGTGTTCAATGCGCCGAATGATTTAGTAGCGCATTTTTTAGGAGCATATTTCGCTACCGATGGCTCAATTTATTATGGCAATGGGCTGAGCATTGAGTTTTATGGGACAAGCTATGCATTGCTTCACGGTGTCCGTCATTTGTTGTTGAGATTTGGGATTCCATCTGTGATTCGAGAGCGGGTTTATCGAGACAAACAATTTAGAGAACGTCGTCAGACGATGTACCGCTTAGAAATACGAAAGAGCAATGATGGGCAGGCTCGATTCTGCGAACAAATCCCTGTTTACGGCAAGAAGGCTGGATTGCTATTGGATCATGCACAAACTAGGGAGCGATTTTTTGAGAATCATATAGCCGATCCGATCATTGAAATCGTTAAACAGGGAGAAACGCTTCCGTGTCGATGTTTAACGGTGGACGGTGGCCATAGTTTTACCGTTAAAGATTTTGCTGTCCATAACAGCGGCGTTAAGGTGATTGCGGACTATACGTCATTTCTCGCCGGCTACGATTTCAAGGGTGA